CCCGTCGCCGACCGCAGAGAGCGCGAAGTCAGCCGGCACCATAGCCGCCTCCGCAAGCTTTCTGGCCATCACAGCCGCATAGCTTTCCCCCTTCGTGTAGCCGGCGATGAGGATGATGCGATCGGTGTTGTTCTTCAGGGAGAGCGGGCCGCCGTCCAAGGTGTCCGGGTGCGCCCATTTTTGAATGGCCATGCGTTATTCCTTTGTGCTGTTGGTTGTCGTGTCTGCTGCTGGGGTTGGCAAGTTGCCGCGTTGCAAGAAAAGCATCGTGTCGAGAATGCCCAGCTCCTTCAGCTTGTCGAAGTCGGACTTCCATTCGGCGAACACAACCTCAGGGTCGTAGCCGCGCTGGCGAAGCTTTTCGCTGATCGTCGACAGGCCGGCGCCGATCTCGGCTTGGTCCGCCTTCACATCCTGTTCGGGGTTGACGTAGTCCCATTTCGGCGGACTGAAATCGACCGCCATGTCGCGCCCGCGCACCTTGCCGGCCAGGTACGCGGCCTCGACGAACGCCTCATGCAACGGCACCAGCAGCTTCGGGATCAGCACCAGCCATTGCATCTGCTGGACAGCCCGACGGAAGTCGAGCAGGCGCACGCGTGCGCTGCTGAAGTTCACGCCGGTCATGTCCCCGGTCACCATCTCGTATGGCACCCCCAGGCCAGTGGCGATGATGTGCATCTGGTACTTCACATATTCGACGTAGCCCGGCGCCGCCTTCGGCTCGACAACGGTGAAATTCATCCCGGCCGGCATGCCAACGATGCCGCCGCCACCCAGCTCGCCAAGATCGCGCACGCCGCCGCCCTGCTCGGCTGCGCCACCAAGCGATGCCGGGTTTTCCATACCGGCCATGTCGCCGCTGGCCAGCACGCTCAGGCGCGTCTCCAGGTTCTTGCGCGCCAGCTCAGCGTCCTCGTACAGCTGCAGGTCGCGCACGCGAGCGATGACGGGGGCAAAGCGGCTGAAGCCGCGGCCCTGGCCTGGGCGCTCGGGGTTGTACAGGTGACGGATGAACTGGGCGGAGACGCGCGTGCTTTGCGTCTTGCGACCGCGAACTGTGTTCGCATCACCCGGGTGCTGGTCCCATAGGTAATAGGCGGCCACCGCTCCCAGCGCGTCGTACTCGATGCCGTTGATGATCGGGTTGCCGCCGTTCGTGCCGGTACGGGTGTCGTCGAGCCAGTCGATCTCGAGCAGCTGCAGCTGCAGCGGTACCGGCAGACCATCCGTCGGGCGGCGCGGGCGCAGGCGCACCAGCACCTCGCCGTCCTGCTCCATCGCGACGTACGCGGCCTTCATCATGCCGTAGTAGTCGTAGCGGCCGTCGGCATCGCAGACCTTGCTCCAGGCCGCGAACAGCTTGTTGATCGTATCCTTTTCCTGGCCGGTCGCGCGCGGCACGATGCCCGTGCCCACGGTGGCGGAGGCGAGGCCATCGAGGGCGGCACGGCAATAGGGAACGTTCTGCACCAAGGCACGCGCCTTGACGCGCAACGTCCTGGCGTCGGCCTGGTGGTCGGCATTCGCGCTCGCGCCGGCACGCCGTGGGCGCCAGGTATCGCGCGGACTCGCGGCCTCGTACGCGCGCTCCAGCTGCTTGCGAGCGAAGTGCCGCGCAATGCCGGCGTGCGGGTTGACCCAGCCCACAAACCGGTCGATCAGGTTCGGCATCAGTCGCCCCTTGAGGTGGTGAAGCCGAAGCGGAAGACGCGCGGCCCCGCGGTGCGGCCGGCAGCGTTCACCACCTGGGCGACGTGGTGGCGCGCCTGGATCAGCGCCGCCGTGGACTGGTAGGAGACTTTGCGCCCGTCGAATTCCACCGACAGGGTGCCGGAGGCGATTGCGGCGTCGAGCGCGTCGAGGTCAGATTGAGTGAGGGCCATGCCGCCAAGGGTAGCGGCCGGGCTGTCTCACTTCTCGGAAAACTGAGATTATTTCTTTTCGCCATCTTGCTTGATGATGCGATACACCGTCGCGCGCCCGATGCCCAAGCGCCGCGCCACCTCGGCGGCATTGCGCCCGTTGAACGCGCTCAACACTTCCTTGGCCAGCTGCTCGCGGGCCGCCTGCGAGCGCCGGGGGATGTAGATCTCGATTCCGCTGAACTCCCTCCGCACTTCTTTCTTCAGCTCGGCCGCGCGCTGGGCGAAGTCCGGGAACTCCGCCTGGATGAACGCAAAGATGGCGTCGACCAGGTCGGGATTGCCGAGGACCTCATCCGCTACCACTGCCGGCCTACCGGCCGGCGCGGCATGCTGGGGGTCGACGTGGGTTTCGTGGGTGGCGTCCATGGTTCGGGTCTCGGTTGTTCTGCTGTGGTAGGTGCTGGCGTTGCCGCTGGTGTTGGCGCCGGGATGTTTTCGCCGGCCGGCGCCGGCGGCTGCTCGAACAGGTCGGGCGTGTCGGGATCGACGAAGTCCCGCACCTGCTTCCACTGGGCTGTCGTTTTCTTGTGCAGGCCAAGGTACTGCGCGCAGGCGACGCCGTAGACCATCAGGTCGCCGGCCTCGTTGCGGTCAGCCTTTTTCTTTTCCCAGACGCGCACCTTGCGTCCACGCTTAAAAACGGTGACACAGTACTCGGCGGTCAGCTGCTCGTAGTATTCCTTCGGCAGGTCGCTCGGGAAGTGGATGGCGCCAGGCCCGCTGGTCAGGTGGTAGCGCGCCGAGAGGTAGTCCTTCGCCGTGTCGGTACCGATCATCCAGAGCTTGACGCCATGCGGCATTGTTTTGCCCTGCCAGTTCACGTCGACCAGCGACGGCTTCGTGCCAAGGATCGGCTTGTTCGGGGTCGAGTGGCCCTTGATGGCGTAGACGTGGCGATGCTGGCGGGTGCGCGTGAAGTTGTACACATCGTGCGTGTTGGCGCCGCCCGAGTCGATGAACGCCGCGGCGATCGACAGCATGCGCCCGCCGGCGTGGCGGTAGCGTCCGAGCAGCAGCTGGTCGAGCTGATCCTGGGTGGCCTGGTCCGACGGCGAGCCGGAGATCACTTGGTAGTCGACGATCCAGGCTTCCATTCCCTCGCCCCAGGCCATGACCTTCAGCTCGAAGCGGTCCGGCTGAGTGTCGACGGTCGCGGTCAGCACCAGGCCGCCCTTCGGCACCGTGCCCGTTTTGTATGCCTCGGCGCGTGCCTGCAGCTCGCCCGCTTTGGTCTGCTCTTTCTTGCGCTCCCAGCAACGCGCCAGGCGCGTGTTGTAGAAGGTAATCATCAGCTCGTCGCTACCCTCTTCCAGCTTGGCGCGAGCAGCGCGGTACTCGCGCAGCAGCGCGATCCAGGGAAGCCAGCCGTATGGGGCGAACATGGCGTTGATCGTGAAGCTGACCGTTTCACCATCACCAGGCACGCCGTCCGACCAGAGACCGCGCGCGAACATGCGGTTCTTGTCGGTCTCGGTCATGTAGGCGCCGCAGTCGATGCACGGGTAGATGGCCTGGCCCGCGTCATCCTGCTGCAGGCGTTCAAACACCAGCGGCTGCGCATGGCCGCAGTGCACGCACTCGGCCAGCGCCTCCTGTTGCGTTCCCTGCAGGTAGAGGTTCTCGATGATCGACTGGCCGGTCACGGTCGGCGAGCTGGGGAAGTAGCTCTTGCGGTTGCGCTCGAACGTCGTCTGGCGCGCCTTGGCCAGCGCGACCGGGTCGCCCTCGCCATTGACGTTCGCCTCGGCGCGGTCGACCTCGTCGAACAGCACTCGGCGCGCCGGGATCTCGGAGAGGTTGGCCGCGGCGCCGGCGGTGACGATGTGCAGAGAGCCGCCGATGTATTCCTTGGTGTCGAGCGTATTGACGGAGTCCCGGGCGCGCGGTACCGCCACCCGCTCGCGCACTTCCGGCACGGCGGCGATCGTCTTGCTCACGCGCGCGCTGGTACGCTTGGCCAGCTTACCGGTCGGCAGGATCCACAGGAAGTTCGCAGGCGACTGGTGTACGGTCGAGCAGAACCAGTTCAGGCCGACCTGGGTCTTGAGCATCTGCGACGCGCCCATTAGCGCGAAGG